CCTCACTTTTCAACTAATTTAAACTATCCAATAGAAATTTTTCTATATTATATCTATAGTTTACTTTTAATTTCTTTTTTTCAATTACAATGGGAGAACAGTAGTTAAACATATCTTGCTCATTAAAACTCTTCTTATTTAAATTATTCTCCATTTTAATAAAATCCTGTATTGATAAAAAATACGTATTGTCAGTTTTTCTAAAATCTAAAAAGAACCCTGAAATCACTCTTTCATAGGAAGAGAATTTTTTCAGAGATTCTACTTGATAATAATGAATTATTCCTTTGTCGTTTTTATCTCGTTCAAAACTACACGATCCTTGAAACGTTTTACATTCAATCACATAAAAAAATCCGTTTTCTCCATTAAAAAAGAAAAAATCAGCGGGAGAGTGCTGACTGAATCGTAATTTTGAAGTCATATTAAATGATTGAGCTGCGTCTGGTGGTCTATAAACCAAAAGCCTTTTTGGACAAGATGCCTTTATATTATCTTCAAATTGTTTGCCTACACTTCTTGCCATATTTACCTCGTGTATACATTTGCATAAAATTCCGCAAGTGTTAGAAATAATTCTTCATTCTTTTTATATTTCCATGTAGTCACACCATCAATATTTTTAACAAAAACATATCTGATTCCATGTTTCAGGAGATATTTACATTCTTCTGACCAATTCGTGCTATATTCACGATCTATCTTCAATTAAGTATCCGCACCTTTCTTTTTAGCGTAAAAAATAGGGTTAGTACAAATAAAAGACATATTAGTGTTTTTATCTCTACTAACCCTATAATATTTAACACTAACATATATTCTCAAAATTTTTACAGTTCTCCCTTTGTTTATATGGGATATATCTATCTTTTTCATTACAATATCTTTGACATGTACAAAGTTTAGACAAATCTTCATCTGTAATATCACCTTTTAATTTACAAAAAAGCATGATTCGCCCAGTTCTTTCTACAAGTTTTTCTGAACAATTTTTACACATTTTTACTTACCTTTAATAGAAGGGGGAAGAAATTTCCTCCCCCTAATTTTTTAAATCAATTAAGATACAACTACCTTAACGATATCTTTACAACCAGATGCTTTATGTGTTACTGTTACATATGTTGTACCAGCAGCTACGCCTGTAATTGTTCCGTCTTTAACGGTTGCTGTTGCGATAGTCTCGGAAGCAAATTCACATTCAGATGCATCAATAGATACATTAGAATAGAGTCCACCTCGAAGTCCGATGACAGAAAGATCAGCAGTACCTTTACCTTTAATTGCAACTTCCGCAGGAGTTACAGCAATATCAGTAATAGCTACATCAGCATCACCATCATTTACTTCTGTTACGTAAGCGTATACAGTACCATCTGCACAGCTATCTCCGTCAACAGCGAGAGCGTCACCTTCGATGGAGAAAGAAGATACACCTTCTGCCTCAAGAGAAATATCGAATGTACCGTTTGGTTGGAAAGAAGGAATTTCAATCTGAACCTGTCCTACTTTACCTTTCTTGTTATTATATCTATCTGCGGATAGAATAAGAGTACCGATAAGAGGTGCGGAATCTGCATCAATTGTAATGAATTTGGCGCTCTTCTTAAATTTATATGTAGCTTTAACTGTAGCGTCAGCAGAGCCAACAGTAATAGTACTTCCTTTTACATTAGCTTCTACGATTGTTCCATCTTCTTTTTCTACATAAACTTTTCCACCTGCAACTGGCTCATGAGCAAGTGTACCAACACCCTTTGTAAGTGTTACACATTCAGCGATAGCACAAACATCTCTAAGAGCAGTAGCAATTTGAGAGCCTGTATTTGCTGCGATATATGAAAGATTCCAATCTGCCATTTCAATTGTTGGAGAAAGCTTTCTACCATATTTATATTTGAATAATGTCTTAGCACCTTTACCACCAGTTACTTCTTGGTCTTCCATTGATACGGAAATGGATGTATTGAGTGCGGTTGTACCTGTAAATGCAAGCGCACCATCAACATAAAATGCAACATCCGCTACAGATACTAAAAAGTCTTTAGAATTCTTTGCCATTTTAATGACTCCTTTCTTATATTTGAGCAATAAAAAAAGAAGCATTATCCTTCGATTTTGCTTCTAAGATCATCCTCGTTTGTTTTTAAATTTTCATATTTATCTACAACTTCCATACTGGTCATCCAATGTTGAAGTGGTTCTTTGAATTTTACAAATCCACCCATTTCGCCAGTATGACAAGCTTGATATTCTTCATGTTTCTGTATTCTTCTAATATATCTCCAAAATTTTCTAATTGTTAAATTCTCAATATAGTCATTCGTAACATGAAGTGCTACGGCTAGAGAATCAATATAATCCTCGGTACTTGCATCACTCTTGTGCTTTTTTGCTTCATGTTCTCGTGCTTTTTCTAATGCATTTATCGCATCAATATTCATAAATTCATCAATGTCAAAATCAACATCATTTTGAATAATAAATATTCTGCGTAAATCATCAAAAACATCATCTGTAATCAAAAAATCATTAATCCACACATCTAATGTTTCTGGATCATATGTTAATTGTGAACCATCTCCGCACATAAGAGTTAAAAGATAACAACTCATTTTAAAGCAAAATGGTAATATCGGCATATTATATTTTTCTGCTACAGAAAAATCTTTTGAAGCATATTTGATAAAATTATAATACGACATTTTAATAAATTTCTTTTCTGTAAAAATTGCATTTTTGCGAATCATAAATGCTTTCTGATATTTATTAAAAGATAATATATTTGCCATCGTAATAGGATATATAGTTAATACATCATTGTATTTATATGGAGTATCATATAGTAAATAATCCTGCATACTATCTTTAGTAAATTCCACAATTATCACCACCAACATTATAATTTTTAATTTGATAACATAAGCATTTACCATAGTATTGATTGTTTGGACGATATGTTTGCAGAAAATTTCTATATGCGGGTTTCACATCTCCAAGTCCTTTAATTTTATTTGTGTTTGACATAATACTTTCAATGCATTCACACATAGCATCTATACGATTTGCGTATGTACTTGTTGCATAATATCCCATGTTTTTTACTTCTTTTGCAGTAGGAGAGGAATATTCAGATAAACGAATCAAATCTTTATCTACAAATGGAAATATATATAAATCAAAATCAATGAACATATTATTTGTAATGCTAGAAATATTAGCGTCAACAAACGTAAAAACTTTCTTTTCTTTTATAGCATCGTCAACAAAGTCATGATCAAAGACATGTCCTTGCTCTGTCCATTTCTTTTCATTTATAATCCATTCTCCACCACGAATAACATCAACTTCATCAAGTTCTTCACATTTACTTTTTTCAGGAGATAATAATTTTCGATAATTTTCGTTGCTGATTAGAAGTTGCATGATTTTGTTCTTATATTCTGTTACAATATGCAAAATGTTTGAATTATTCATAGCACCTCCTAAATAACATCAACGATAGTGATTTCTTTCTTGGATAAAATAGATTCATTAACAATAATTTGAAGTTCAAAAATATCATCAATATAATCCTCGTCTGAAACCTTTAATGTAATATTTTCATTATATTCACCAGATACTTTTTGCTCTATTGGAAATTTAGACTTTATGTACCATTTAAAATCAATAGATGAAGCTTCAATTTTTGAATTACCGTTCATAAAAGATACAGTATAGGTACGAGATATTCCAATTTTTAAGTTAGTATTTCCCGTGATTGTGGCGGATATAATTGGATTGTCTGATTCTGATGGTGGAAGAGTAGGAGTAGTTGGGGATTTGTAATCGCAAATCCATGCTTCTGTTCCATTATCCAATTTAATCAATTTATCTGTGACTTCATTAAATCGCTCATAAGATAATGTGACAGTCATGACACCACCTTTATCAACATATCTAACATCAGATAAGAAACCTTTCTTACCAGTCATTCTATATGTATCTGGTGGATATACTCCATCATAGTCTATAACAAATCTATTTGTACGATTAAGTTGTTTTGTTTCTTCATCGACAGGTATAGTCAGACCATATTGATAATCTCCCAATGTAATAGTAGAATTACCCTTTTCACCCATACTATATTTAGTATAATCTTCTGAATATCCCCAACGCTCAACAATTTTACCGTCTACATTTTGCCACCTGATCATCAACTGACATAAATACATATATCCACGATTCCATACTTTATCATCAGTATCAAGTAATGTAATTATCCAAATTTGGTTATTCCATTTAACATAGTCACCAAGTCTGATAATATCATTATGTCTTGATTTTATTTTCTTCTTATATGTATTGTTATCGGTGTCTTTAATAATCATTAATTGCATAGGTTCATTATTTACTAAAACATCTTGGGTATCAAATGTATCCTCAAAATGTCTATTAGCGTGTTTGTTTATTTTTGCTAAATTTTTCTCACGTTTATTTTTTGTACCATAAGCATTTTGCAATTTCATATAATACTCAATATCCATAGGTTAATCCTCCTCGTACTGAGCATAATTAATAAACTGCTTCAATGCGTTAGTTTTTCTATCTCGATTTTTATAATCATCAATCTTGATAGACAAATCATGTTCCAATTTAGCAATAAAATTACGGTAACTTGTCCTTTCATTTCCTGGTGAAAATACACTCAAATCAGATGGTGTGAAATTAATTTCCATTGCATGAAGGAGAGTTTCATCCCTTTTCATATAAATAAGAAACATAATTTCAACAACCAGTTTGATTTCTTTCGGTAATAATTTAAAACCAATTTGTTGTACATCTTCATCATAATCTGAAAAATCTACATCCAAATTCGAGAGGCATGATAATTCATCAAGTGCCTCGCATAGATAATTAGTAGCACGAGTTTGAGCAATTTGTATCGCTTCACTAACATCTATATTATAATAACTAAAAAAGTCTTCATCCTTTTCTATACGAACATAGAATTTGTTGAGAATTTTTTCAAATTTTGTAATTTCTTGAGGCAATTGAGTTCACCTCCCATATTAATTTTTTCTAGGTCTACCTGGGGACTTCTTAACAGGTTTAGCTGTTGGTTTTTCTTCCTCAGTTTTAGTTGTAGATTTTGATTCATCTACTTTGGCATTCTGATTAGATGCATTCATCTGTAATAGAAGTGCTTTCATTTCAGCTAATTGCTGTTCAAGTTCTTCAACTCTTTTATTACTTGGATCTACTACATCTGCATCGTCTACAGAAATATTTGATTTAATATGATTATTAAATAATTCTCTTGTGCGTGTTTCAATAACGTTTGCCATATCCAGTGTGAGTTTATATCCCTCTGTTTTAAGTTTCTGGAACTGACTACGCACTCTATCAAAATCAGAAAGTGCAGGAATAGAAATAATTCTAATTAATCCTTCTTTGGTTGGATTTAATAAAATCTCTCTAATCTCATTAGCTTTTAATACTTTTGATTTATCAATACGAAGCTCATTGTATAATTCATCCTCAATATCCTCTGGGAACTCTAGTGTTCCTGTTCTAAACGCACTTCCATTATTTGCATAACGAATTTCGTCAAGTGTCAGTGGAATAATATTTGGTTGACCATCTACAGCAGCTTCAAATAGGGTGCTTTTGCCTGGGGCAACATTAATACAAACGCAATTGTCATTATAATTTAAAACAGAAATATGTTTTGTTTCTTGAATATTAATAACGATTCCTCCTAATATTAGGAGGGCGTTTGCACACCCTCCTTAAAAATTTTTTGTAATAAAAAAAGACTACTTACTGTAAAGTAACCTTTGCAAAGTTCTCAATATTTGTAAGCATAAATCCATATGTGAAATCTTTCAGCATGATATGAATCTTTTCGCTCTGATTATTCATATCCTGATATGTATGAGTTTCACCTTTCATATCAAGATTTCCCAGTTTTCCAGCGATACCATAAATACGTTTGTCTGGAAGAAGAAGGGAACCTGTACCAGTTTTCTTTGCGCCAGAGATACCTGCAATTCCAATTCCATCATATGATTTAACAAGACCATATCTATTAAAATCTTCTTTCATCGTATTGCTCATATACTGTGCAAAGTTTGGCATACGTCTAATAGCTTGAGCGTATTTGTTAAGTGTAATAATTACGCTATCACTTGATCTATCGTTAAGATATAGAGAAAGTTTATCCATAGCTTCCAGTGTAGGTGTTGTACCAGCAACAGTGATAAGTTGATCACCACCTGTTACAGCTTCATCAGCTAATGCAAGGGCATCAAAGAAAAGCGCATTTTGACAAGATTCCTTCATGAAAGTAGTAAGAGTAGCAATTGATTTAAAGCCATTGCGCCTAAGATCTGCATAGCTTAAATCAGTCTCAATTTGACGATTTTTCCAAATAGGTTTCAGCACAGAAATATCAATGTAAGAACGATCTACTGTACCACCTTTAGCTGCTTCATGTGCAACTAATGTATTCTTTGGATCTTTGTGACCTTCATAATCATCAAATTCACCAATAGAACCTCTTTCAAAAATTTGATCCAGAAGTTCATCTGGTGCATCATAAACTTCTTCACTTACAGTTCTATTAATAAATTCAGCGATTGTGCATTCTGGATCTTTTCCAGTTTCTCCAATCTCTCTCGCCCAAGAATCTGTAATTTCTGCAATTTCCTTTTCTTCGGAATTGAGATCTCTTTTATACTCAACTTTTTCAGCTACTTCAAAAAGTACGCCCTTTTTGTTCATAATATCTTTAATTTCAGTATTAATAGCCATTATGTAAATTCCTCCTTATCTTAATTACGCCTGTGCAACTGCATCAGCTTCTACACGAATCATAATGAGATCATGACCATTATCCTTGAATGGTTTCTCATATACATATTTGGAAGATCCAGTTGTAAGTTTCTGCCATTTTCCATCTGCACCTACAGATACAGGTGTACCATCAGCAACTTCACCAGAAAAATCTGCTTCTTTGTACTGGTCTGTTGCAAACTTTTCACCATCTGTATATCTTTCAAGTCCAAGGAACTCACCTTTGGCAATATTTACAAAATCTTCATCATAGTCAGACATATCCGCTCTTGCTGCATTAATGCCAGTTGGAATACGCTCTTTTGTTGCTACATAAATATTTACTACAGTTTCAGCTTTTGGAAGTTCAACAGTAGTAGCATCTTTGATTACAACACCCATACCTGTAACAAGTGCTACACCAGCTTTGTGCATTGTATCTTTTGGCTGTGCGCCATTACGTCTAATATCACGAATCATTACATTTTCCTCCTATTATCGTCTTGATAAAAATCTAGTCATGAAAGAACTTGCGCTTTCATTTACATCATCAGTTTCTAAGCTCGCTGTTGCTGGCATAGGATTTGGTTCTTCTGTTTCAACATCCTCTGCTACATCAGTTTCTTCTTTATCAAAAGAAGCAATATATTTTTCTGCGATTAAACTATTGATGGCAGTTTTATCTCTTGCTTCAATTAATTCTGCGATTTCAGCTTTTGCAATTTCTTTCTCAGTAAATAATCCACCTTTAAGCAAATTTTTCTTTAAGGATTCTTTTTCCTCTGCAATTTCAGCTTCGATCTTTTCTTGTTCTGCTTTTTCAACCTGTTCTTTATATGGTTGTAGTTCAGAAATCTGCACATTAAGTTTGCCAATTTTCTCACCTGCGGAGATAACAGCTTTATCTTTGATTTCAAGCTCTGCGGTTAATGTTTCGATTTTCTCATCTTTTTCAGCAAGAACAGTATTAATATCTGATACAGAAACAGTAAGTTTTACATCTTGTGGTTCAGAAACAGTTACTTCATCATTTTTAACAGTATATGTAAATAACTTATAATCTAACTGTGTTGGAGCATTATCCGCATAAAACCAAACAACATGCTCTTCTGGAAACCAATAGGAAATATAACCCCAACATCTCATTTTATCTTCACAGGCTTTACTAATTTTTCTATATAAGTCGTAATCTGTTAGAGAAGCTGTTTCTGGTTTTTCTGTATCATCCTCCGATTCAGCAGTTTCCTTTGTTTTAGATGCATCTTCTGCACAAGAAGTTTTCTTTTTCTTTTCGGCAGTTTCTTCATTTTTTTTCTTTTTGTCTTTTTCCGTTTCATCTACAGAATTAGGGGTTTCCTTTTCCTTTTCTGTATCTTCAACAGAGACATCTTTCTTTGTCTTTTCAGCCAAATTCATGTCCTCCTTTTCTTCAATATCTTCATAGTTTGCTATATCAGTATTTGAAATATCAGCAAGAAGAGCAGAAGATAATTGTTCTTCCAAATCATCCATTTCGGCATACTCAATTACACCTGCTCCTGGAACGGCAGGATTCCTATTGCTACCTAAAATGCAATTGCCAATAAATTCAAAAACTTTATAAATTTTGTTAGCACCCTCAGTAACTACATCCGTTGCAGTTAATTCCCATGAGCTGCTAATTTCTCCATCGTCCCATAATTTATCGAATACTTTAAAGTATTCTGGGAATCGTGAAGTCCATAGTTTAGTTTTGATTAAAATACATTTTGGCGTACCATCATAACCATCTACTTCACGTTCCTCAATCCATGCGTCTGTCACACTACCAATCGGAACAGTGTCAAAATGACTTTTCTTTTTCCCATCTTTAGTTTTTTGAATGATCAATTCATGACCACCAAAATCTACAGGTTGCCCGAAAATATTCTTTTTAAGTTTGGCTACAATTGGATATCCAATGATTGTGTCAAAATATTTTTCACCTGCTTCCTCTGGAATAATTCTTCCATATGAATCAGGTTCACCTAACACACTGATCAAAAAGACAGCTTCCTTATAATTGGTATAAGACGCTATAGATATGGGGCGACTGTTTAGAATAATATGTTCATTATCCATTTCAATCACCTCGTTTAAGTTGTTTTAGATTCTTGATAGTTACTATCATATTCTTGCTTTGATTCGTTTATAGAATTTCCATTTGATGTACTTCCTTTAGGTCTACCACCTTTAGAATCTTTTTCTTCCTGCTGTACATCTTCTTGTTCATCTTGATTACCAGAAGAGTTATAAGATGTTGGATGTGGAACAAAGATTTCATTAACACCATTATCTTGTTCTGCTTTTCTGCGTTCCATTTCATCATTGAAATTCATATCCAATGTTTCATATGCTGTACGGAATGAACAATTTAATTTAGAATACAAGAACTCTGCAAGATCCTTTTTCATTTCAAACTCTAATAGTTCTGCATCGAGAATATGTGGAGTAGGGCAGTATTCAATAGGAATCTTTTCTTCCGTTAAAACAATTTCGTACCATCGTTGTAAAATTACTTCTTGACGTTCAGCAATCTTATTAATAGTACGCATAAGCTGTTTAATAGAAATATTTGCTGTACTCACTGTTTGTTGACCATCCGTATTTAAAAATGAAATTCCTAATGCAGAAGTAACACGAGAACGATATTGTTTTACAGTGCTTTCATTTGTAAACTCTACTGACGGTTCTACATACATAACTTTTTCCACACATGGCGGCGGAGTATAAACTACTGTAGGATTAGCCCATGCTGCCATTAAACAGGTATGAGCATAAGCCATATCCTCAAGACCTTTTTTATCGTAAGTGTCACCCATAGTTTCTTTACGCATAATCTGAGTGATAATCTTTTTTGCTTTAGCTTTTGCATTAACTGCATCCGCTTTGTCACAAGTATCAAGCATAAGCTTTGGCTTCAATGCCTTAAAAATAGGAGAGAGTCCATAAGCTCTACCAAGATTGCCAAAACGATTAACACCTGTACGTCTAATGTCAAGTCGTGCATATTTTTCTCTTGCGGTATAAGCATCAATAACTTCTTTTGGATAATTATTTTTTATTTCTTCGGTTGTATTCTTAAAGAATAATGGTTTATTCTTTTTATTTTTTAATGTAGACTTTTGAAGTCTGTTTGATAATTCTGTTGTATCAATTAATACATATGGGATTCCATTTAAAGAATAATCTGAAATAATAGCTACACCTAATGGATATTTGTCAATTACATGGTGATAGATTCCTTTAGCTTTCTTTGAGCGAAGATACTGAATACAGTTACCTTCATCATAAGTAGAAGTGATCGAAGTGGTCATAACATCATTAATATTTACTTCTTTATGAAATCGTTTGATAATGCCATCGGCTTTATCTTTTATATCCTGATCATATTCTTTAGGGAGATTGTCAAATGAATATCTGACATTTGCGTTAAGATTAGATTCTATAGATTCATGCACCTTGCCAATAATGTCATCTTCATTTTCGGCTTGTCGTACTAATTGATTAATTTTCTGAATTTTAGATATATCACTTTGAGCGTTTAACGCTAATTCTTTAATATCATCTAATGTAGTTTCGGATGAAGTGGAAGATGAGGATGCTTCATTAAATCTGACGGAGTATTGTTGACCACCTTTATCAAAACTTTGCATTGCTTCATACATCCAATTTTCAGATTGCTTTTTAATTGCCTCTGCTGTAACAAGGACGGTTTCATCTCCATCATTATCTTGTATGCTTGAAGCAATTGTTAATTTATAATCCTTATCAGGATTGTCAATATATTCTGGTTCTTCTGATTTTGACATGGAAACCTCCTTTCTTTAGAATGATATTGATGATGCACAGATGGGAGCAGAAGAGTAGTCGAAACCTGTACTGTTTTTCGGTGTAAGTAAATCTTCTCTTCGTAACAAGGCAAGTGCAAAAGCACCTTCTGCTAATGTATATGCATGGTCATCGTGCATATTTTTCTTATCTTTTGATAATTCATATGTGACTCCACCATTAGGAGTATCATATCTACACATATAAGATAATTGAAGTTTTGCAAATTCCATCTGAGATAATGCAATCATTTCTTCTTGCGTTAAATCTACAGATTCAAATTCGCCATTTTTATTTTCAACCATGATATAATCTTTTCCATCATAAGTAGTAAATTCAATTAAATTTAACTTTATCATTTTCGATAAAGCATCATACATTGCTTTTTTATATCCTTGTGGGTCTACAAGATGAACTATTGGCATAGCATTGGTATATGTTTTTCTTGCAGTTTCATATTGTTTATGCACTGGGTCGATAATACCTCTATGTTTCTTTCCATATTTATCATACCAGTCATCCATAAGTTGATCCGCTACGGCACTAATACCACCTCCACCGCTTCCTGCATCAATATAAAAATCTATATTTTCCCATTCAGCAGCACGTTCACCATTGTACTTAATCATTAAATCTTTGATAATTTCAAGCTGTTGTGGCATTGGAAGTGGTGTTTTGTTTTTAGAATTTTGGTCAACCATTGACACAACATTTACAAGTCGAAGTTTGAATCCAACATCTTTATCATTTATAATTTCAAAAATACTTAAAACACTACCATCAAAGTTTCTTGCAGGGTCATAACAAAAGATAAATTTTCGTTTTCCTGTATCATTATATAATAAAGGTTTTCTGATAACGGAATTTCTAATAAGTTCATCCATAGTCACCACAGCATTCTGCCCGCCACCTTGTCTAAACTTATTAAATAATTCTACATCTGCTTGGTCAGGATCTTCCTCGATGGCTTTCATAATTTGATCTTCCGTTAAGTGAGCTTTAATTGGCTCACCTTTGATAGAAGAGTGATTTAAAATATCGTATGCATCAATATCAAAACAAAAATAGTTGTTATTTCCAACAACCATCTTCTTAAAAAATGTCTTATATTTATCAAAAAATGGATAAGTTACATCACCGACAGATGATGTATAAAGAATTTGTAATGGCATTTGTTGCGGATCATAATGTCGTACTTTTTCAGTAGAAGTAGAGAAACTTGTATCAACATTAATAAAGTTTTCAACTACAGCTAATTCTTCCGCAGTTTTCCACGCAGTTTCATTAAACCAAACAGCACCTCGTTTACCTCTAATAGCTTCAAGATTTGAAGAAAGAGCTTCCATTTGAGAGTTATTATATAATCTAAATCTACATGTAGGAGCTTGCAAAAATCCTGTTTCGCTAGTTCCACCACTTTTATCCACCTCTCTTGAAAATACATCAGTCGCACTTTTAAAAGAAGGTATTCTTTTTAACGCAATATCTCTTAATTTATTAAATGATTCTACTGACTGAGCGTAAGTGTTAGAACTGATATATAAACGATAATCAGGAATAAGTAAAAGTCTTGTCATATAATAACAAGCAGCTAAAGTATCTTTTCCTGCACCACGGCATTCTGCCCACAAAGCGAATTGGGCAGTCCATGTTTTCATAAAACAATATGCTTGATAATCAATAAGCTGTAATCCGAAAAAAGTTTCACAAAATTTCAATGGATTTTGTCTACCCCATTGAATTATTTTTGCCATTTTTGTATATTCTTCAATTTTTTTCTGACTTAATTCTTTATTGGAGAGAGGTGTATATATTTCCATTCAATCACCTCTTCTTTACATTTTCTAAATCAATAAGTTTATTCTTTAAGATACGATTTTCTTCTTTATATGTATTTAATTCTGTTTCGTATTTTTGAATTAACTCTCTTTGTTCTTTTACAATCTCTGAATAATCACTACTATCAAATGTGAGTTGATCCATAATACTACGATTACTTAAATCTGCAATTTGTTTAAATGCTTCTGCTTGCTTAATATCAAACAGATTAACTTTAATTGCCTCAAAATCATTTTCTTCCATTTCTTTCATTTTAGAACTCAAAGAACTTTTACCTTGCTTGGAATTTTTATTATAGTTTGAAGCAATGTTGTTATCTTTGGCGATGGTAGCAATAGAAGATAGAAGAGATGTTTTAGATGTTGTTAGTTTTTGAACTTTTACATCATCCACTTCTGGCTTAGATAATTCTATATTCATTTGTTCAGTGATTCTTCTACATTGACAATATAACATTGTCATTTCAATTACACTTTGCATTTTATGTCCGTCATCGACAATTCCATCAGTATCACAATATCCTGCAAGTATATTGAAACAATATTTTCTATCATAATCGTCAAGACCAATGTCATCGAAAGGATCGTAACCAATCATAGAAGTAACATACTTCATATTTTGTTTATCTTTTTTTGACCACTTAACTTCTGATTTTGATTGTTGTAATTGGGAATTTTGAGGATTCATAATAGAAAAATTTATAGTATTATTGTTAAACAATGGACTATATTTAGAAATAATTGCACTTTTTTCTGCAACAGTACGATTGTTATTCTGATGTAAATGTCCTTCTGCTTCTGCATCAGCCCAACTTCGTTGTCTATCTTGTCGCATAACTATAAGTGTAAAATATTTTTGTAAGATTTCTTTACCACGATATTTCAATTCGTCCTTATCAAGATAACCATTTTCGTTAAGGATTGATTCTTCACTACTAGCAAGCAAATCATAATATAGTGGCTTATCCGTCTGCATAAGGAGACTCTTGAATTTTGGATAATTTATAGTTCCATCTTCATTCAAAACAGAAGTTTTACAACAATCCTTACATACAGGTATTCTCTTATCAAGTGAATACATGGGTGAATACGACAAATAGAACTCTGTTAAATTTTTCTCATTATGGCAGCACGAGCAAACCTTCTTCCCTTTTTGTTGATTAGCTGGCGTTGTACCAGTTTTCTTAGTAGGCATAACGCCACCTCCTTTATTTTAATACTAAGAAGCTTTTCTTCTTTTTACGTTATAATCACATAAATTGTTTTTTGACATAACTCGTAAATATCTGTCAATTGTACTAACAGCTAATTTCATTTCATCAGCGATTTCTTCCTTATTCTTGCCCTCATTCCATAAATTTACAGCAATTCTCATATAGCTATTAGTAATACAAAAATTATTTATTTCTTCAAAATTAATATTGTCGAAATTAAAATATTT